CCGGACCTTGAACCACAATTCAGCCCGCAAATTCACATACGTGTCGCCCATGCTCGGGCTCTCCGCAACATTCACGCCGCGCACCGGCAGACCCAGCTCACGCAGCCGATCAACGACCCCGCCGCCCATGCCGATCACGTCGACCATGATCTCGCGCGGCCTCAAATTCGACGGCAGCCCGTCGTACTCAGCCTTCACGCGCCCGGTCGTCTGCATCAAATCCAAGCCCTGCCACCGGCTGACCTCAGTGACCACATTGCCCTGACGCTTCGCCAGCGCCGTCTTGTCCGTCCCGAACCTCGCGACATCAAGTCCCCAGATGACAGGCGCGCCCTCATCAAGCACGATGTCCCGGTTCGTCGCCGCCTCAATCAGGTGGAACGGGATGATCGTGTCGTCATCCGCCATCGGAAATTCGCCCAGCACCCGGATCCTGAAGGCGTTGCTCTCCTCGCCGTAGCGCATGCGCATCTCGTCGACAAACTCCGTCGACACCAGCGGGCTGTCGACGCATGACCACCGCCGCGTCCACCACGACCCGGCCAGCCGCGTCTGGCTCTCAAAAAACGTGCCGCTGGATCGCGTCGGGTTCGACAGCATGATCGTCACCGCAGAGTGCCCGGACATTGACCCTGCCGCAGCCTCAAACACCTGCTCCGGGACGCCTGACGCCTCGTCGACCACCAGCATCACGTTGTCGCTGTGTACCCCGGCCAGAGCCTCCGGCGTCTCCGCCCGGCTCGTCCGCGCCGAGATAAACGCCTCGCTCGGTGCCGCCAGCAGTTCGACCCTGTCCGACTTCACCAGCAGCATCGAACTGATCTCGACCGGCAGCTCACCGATCCACCGCTTCAGCTCAGCAAACAGGGCGTCGAACAGCTGGCCGCTCGTCGGTGCCGTCACCACGATCTTATTCGGGAACCGCAGCAGCAGGAACCAAAGCATCGCCCAGCTGGACGCCGTCGACTTGCCCGTCCCGTGGCCCGACCGGATCGAGATCCGCCGCTCGCCGCGCGCCAGCGCCTCCAAAAACTCCGCCTGATACGCCAGAGGCTCGACCCCCAGCATATCGCGCACAAACCCCACAGGGTCCGCGTAATACGTCCGCACAAACTCCTCGAGGGGATTTGGGTCACTCATCCGGTGGCCCGCTCAAATTGACGTCGGAGATCACCGCCGAGGCGCACGCCAGCGCGCCCTGCATCGAGAACCCTCCGACCGACCCGACCACGCCATAGGTTGCGTACCCATCGCCATCCAGATCGACCGTGACAACGCCCCGGATCTCCCCAGAGCGCGCGCGCCCAAGCATATCCTCAAGGTGACCGACCACCGCCAGATTCGGCTCCGCAGGCGCGGCGTCATCCGGCGCAGCCCCCCGGATATACGTCACGTCAGTCATCCGTTGACCCATGCTCAATCGCGGCTGGCGATGGCGTCACGTCGATCATCTCTGCCTTGATCTTCTTCAGCGCGCCGAGGTGGAGCTGGCCGATGTTGATCGTGACCTCCTCCTTCTTCGGCGCAAAGCGGTCCGGGTGGTTCAGCGCGCTCATCCACTTGCGCACCCCGATCCGCTCCTTAGCCAATTGGACGTCCTGCGACGTCAAATCCTCTTTTGACCCCAGATCATCAATCATCGTCAGGCTGTCATCCGCCATCTTGTCAGCGAGGATGCGCCGACCCTCGTCCAGCGCGGCCCGGTATTCCGGCGTATTATTCAACATCCGGCTCAGGAAGCTGCGGCTGCATTCGGTCTTTTCGCACAGATCCTTGATCATCCCGCCGTCGCCAATGTAATCCAAAACGAACTCAGGACCGCCTAGATCCGTCAGCTTCTTCATGACCTTGTGCTTGAACTTCTGACCCGGCATTCACCAATCCCCCAATGACGCGCTCCGCGATAGCATACACTCAAAAAATTTTTTGGAAAGCCGCGTTCGAAAAGAGGGGGAGAAGGTAGGGAGAAGGTAGGGAGAAGGCGGGGCAGCATCGGATGTCGAACATCGGGCGTGGCGGCATCGGACGTCGAGCATCGGGCGTGGCAGCAATTCGGTGTGTGTGAACTGGCCTGACCCAGCCGCCCCCGCCGCGCCCCGACCCCGGGGGGGGTCCGGGTCGATCTGGTCCTGAGCCGCGCATGTTAGCGATAACAGGTCAATAACCACCATTATGTTAAATCGTGAATCGTTTAATATCAATGGCTTAGCGGCTCAGCATATCCTCTAGGTTGCATTGACCCTACAGTTCGACCCGATCTTGGTACAATCCAGCATCCGGATCGAGGCGCTGCGGCGTCCCGTGCGCGGGGCTGCAACGCCGCCCCGATGTGCGTGGGAGCGCCTGAGAGGCACCCTACAGCGCCATGAGCGTTGTTTGGCACCCCATGCCCAGCGAGTTGATGTTGTGTGTACTCCTTGCTGCGCATCACGGCTGCTTACCGCGCCAATACTCGGCAATCAGCGCAGCCTCAGCGATGCCGTCGTCCGCTTTCCGCTTCAGCAGATCATCGGCTGCGCTGCCGAACATGACCTTGGCCGCGTCGATGCTGGCCTGCTTGCTGCTGTTCAATCCCATCGCCCGCTTCCACGCTGCTGGCGTGACGTAGTGCACCGGCCTGCCAACGCTGAACACCAGAGCCTCGATGCCCCCGAGCATTCGCCCGAACTGGAAGCTGCTGCTCACGCCCTGCCTCGGCATCGCGTGCACCGCCTCAATCACCGCCACGTCGAACGGCACCAGACAGTCGCCCCACCAGTCGAACACTCCCCGAGCGTCGACCTGCCTCTTGCCCCGCATCTCCACCACTGGCATCCGCGTGCCCTTGACCAACCGACCTCCCTGCACGATGGCCAGCCCGCCGGTCTGTCCGGGATCGACCCCTAGAATACGAATACTGCTCATGCTACCATCTCCTTGCTCATGTGGTGTGGGCAGAGCTTAACAGCTCCCTTGACCTCGGTCTATCTGGAACCTCCTCCCCCAGATGCTGACCGAGGTCTTTGTGTTTTTTGACCTCCTCTTCAGCAGCTGAGAACTATCCCCCAAAGCTCCTCTCGTAGGGCACGCTCGCCTCGCGCGCGTGCCCCTATCGTAGATAGGGGTTGCACCACCACCTAAATAAGCCATTGATTTCATTGTGCTTTTCAGGTGTTTAGGTGCAAATACATCGCACCTTATAAGCCATTGATTTTGCACGCTTTTCACTATTTGAGGTGCATGCACCTCTTGCACCTTGCACCTCATTTGCACCTCCTTATCATGACCTTCAGCCGCTTCGACGGCGTCCTCTTTTCGTCCCAGTCAATAGCCACAAAATGGTCCGCCGCCAGCGTCTGGGACGACAGTATCTCGAGCAGTCTCGCGCCCCTTCCACGGCCCTTCAGGATCTTGTCCTTGCCGGTGTGATCCCAGTGCTCGACGTGGTTGTCGCGGCAGAATTGGTCGACTGCGGTCAGGCTCGTCATGTGCTCGCCCTCGCCCAGCATCGACACCAGCGCGCTCGCCCACGCCACCTTCTGCCCCGCGTCAGCCAGCGCCGTGACGCCATTCAGCGCGTCCGTCATCTCGGCCTCAGCGTCAGCCAGAGGCACCCACTGCAGCGCGCCGATTGGCTTGCCGCCGGTCTTTACCGGGTGGGATACGAACTTGTATGTGGTCGCTGGCAGCGTCTGCCCCTCGCGCTGCTTCGCGTGCTCAGCCACAATAAACCGATCAAGGTTGCCGTCGCGCTGCATCTGGAACAGCTTGCGCCGGTTCTCCTTTGCGTCCTTGCCCGCCCTGCACGAAGGCGGCAGATACGGGAACAGCGTGAAGCCCTCATCGAGCGCGGAGAAGATCGCGCCGCTGCCGCGCCACGCGTTGCTGTCTCCGCTCAGGGCGTCGGGTGCCTCCGCCCGATCCTTTGGCGTGTGGTGGATGAACATGACGGCAGCGCCCGTGTGCTGCGCGATGTAGTGGAAGCAGGAAATGATTTGATCGACACTGGCTGCGCTGTTCTCCTCCTCACCGCCAAGCGTGTTGAAGGGGTCAAATATTACAAGCTCAATATCCTCCTTTTTCACCTTGGCAATGATCTGGTCGAGTAGCTCAAGATTTGGGGATACGATCCCCTGCTCCTGCGTCAGGAACCGGACGCGCCCGGTATCCTTACCCCGCACCCATGACCTGCGCCCGCCGACCAGACCGTTGGCGTGCATGGCGGCCTTGATCCTGCGCTGCAGATCCTCACCCTTTTCCTCATTCGCAAAGTACAGGGTCGATACCGGCTTGTTGGCTGCGGGCAGCCCCATCAGGTCCGTGCGCCCGGTCAGGAGGCACGCGATTAGCAGCGCGATGTATCGCGTCTTGCCCACGCCGCTCGGCCCAGCAATCGAGATCAGGTCACCGGCGGGGATCATGTCGTCGATCAGCCAGTCAATGTCTGGCAGCTGCGCCTGCAGCAGCGCGTTGCCGTCGATGGCCACATACTCGCCATCGTCTAGCTCCGCCATCGGGATGGCCGCAGGCTTTGGCTTCAGGTAGTGCATGACGCTGCCACCGGTCATTGGCTTGCGACCGCTGGCCACTACCTCCGCCGGATCCGCCGCGCAGTCCCACATCTTGATGGCCTCGACCTCGAGCGTGTCGGCGTCATCGCTGCCGTCCCACCGGCGGCACCACCGGATCCACGCGTCGCGCGCAGCCTCCTCATGCTGCGTGCCGTGCGCCTCATAGTGCAGCCCATGCCCGACAGCCAACCACGCCTCCCTGTCGCTGATCGTATTGTCCGCAGCCTTGACGGTCTCGATCAGCCGAGGCACGTCAGCACCACGCGACACCCCCATCAGGGCCGCAGCCATCGGGTCGACCGTGACCGCGACGCGGGTCGGGAACCAGTCAGGCAGGCGCGCCGGTAGCTCGTCGTTGCCCCATTCGTACACGCCGTTCCCGAACCGCGACGGCGGCAGGACCACCACGCCACGGTGCTTGATGTCGACCCCCTCGTACCCATTGAACTTGCCGGGGAACCGATTGCCGCCGTCCTCGAAATAATAATGCTCGCCGCCGCTGGCGCTCGACACCGACATCGTGTCCGGCACGTCGCGGTCCCAATTGAACTCCGGCTTGTATAGATCGAGGTCGAGCACGACCAATCCGTTCGCCTCCGGGTTCATCCCGATGTTGTCAGTCGGGTGCCGATCCCACCAATCCAACACCTCCTGAATGGTCATCCGGACGTCGAGATACCCCTTGATCGCCGGGATCTTGGTGCCCGCGCGGCACGGAAAAACCCAGAAGCCGTCTTCCGCCAGCTCAATCGCCGCCTGTTTCAATTCACTCATTTTGCACTCCATCTAGTGTTGACTGGAGGCGTGGGCA